TTCCTGCACGTAACAATGCATCACTGACAGATGCGGAAAAAGGTTTAGAACTATTCGATCTTAGTAAGATTTATAAGCGTCAAACATATGAGGAGCAAAAAGAATGGCTTCTTAAAAATACTGCTTACTTTGCCGGAGATGTCTCCGATGAATTTAAACCACAAGAGGATGTGGATGACCTAGCATGAAGAAATCACTAGCGGATATGGGATCTACCAATACAGATTCTAATCCTACAGAAAAAGCACCAACTAAAACATTTGGTGCTTTTAAAGCTGTAGAAGGTGATCAAGCTACTATTGATCTAAATAAACTGAGGGAAATGAATATCTTTTTTGCTACGCCTTGTTATGGGGGAATGGTTACAGATCAATTCTTTTTATCAATGTTTAGAACTTCTCAGACATTTATGCAGCATGGTATTAATTTTAGAATTACTACACTACGTAATGAATCACTAATTACTCGTGGTCGTAATATTCTAACTGCTATGTTTTTGGAGAGTGATTGTTCTCATTTAATGTTTATTGATGCAGATATTGAGTATCAAGCTGATGATCTTCTTAGAATGATGGCTTATGATAAACCTATTATGGCAGCAGCTTATCCTAAAAAAGCTCTACCAATTCAGTATGCAATCAATTTTAAATTTATTAATCAAGAAAAGAAACAGATTAGGATAGAAAATGGTGCAGTAGAAGTATTAGATGCTTCTACAGGATTTTTTCTAGTTAAACGTGAAGTTATTGAAAAGATGATGCAAGCATATCCTGAATTACATTATCGTAATGATTCTAATATTGATGAAAAGTTTAACAAATATTGTTATTCATTTTTTGATACAATACATGATCCAGAAGATAATAGATATTTATCTGAAGATTATACATTCTGTAGAAGATGGCAAAAACTAGGTGGAGAAATCTGGTTAGATCCTAATACTAAATTAAATCATGTAGGTACTTACTCTTTTGAGGGTGATGTAACTAAGATTATAAGTCAGAGTAGTAGTAAATAAATATAGGCTCCTGGTATTAATCAGGAGCCATTTACCATAAGGTTATTACTATGCTAAAATATATTGTATTTTTTATACTAGCCTACTTGCCAGTAAATGCAGATGAAACAAAAATGTTAGCTATGATTGACTATATTACTCGTAATAGTAAGTATGAATATAAAGATCAAACTTTACCTAGTGTAGCAACAAAAACAACAGAACAAATGTGTAAAGATTTATTTTTAGATGAAGTTCCTGATCCTTGTCATATTGCAGGGTATTTTGAACACGAAGCTAATAGAATTTTTATAGCAGACAAACCTTTAGAATCTATGAATGGTAAAGGATTCTATGATTCAGTACTAATACATGAATTAGTACATTTTTTACAATACGTAAATGGAGAATACGAAAAGGTATCTTGTAGAAGAGAACTAGAAAGAGATGCCTTTAATCTTCAAGATGATTATATCGATGACTTTAATCTTTCAGATAAACTACATAATGATCCATTATTTGCTATAATGGCAAGCATGTGTGATATGTTTGATGACTGGGGAGCTGGTGGTGGTTAGAGAATTAAATTCGTATAGCCTATACATGAATGTGTCTCTAAAAGAGGCACATTTTATGCATTGGTGTATTAAAGGACATTTAATACCTGATGAATGGTCTGATAAAGACATTGTAACAATGTACGATAGTTATTTTAAAAGACTGTGGGAAAATAATGAAATAGTAGAATATAGTAGAGAAAGTTTTGAAATAGCATGGTATGAAAAATATTAAACATATAGTTACAACTTCTAAAGATTATCAAATAGAAGTTGAATGGATGATAACTCAAAGATGTAATTATGAATGTACATACTGTGCTAGTTATGATAATACAGGTAGTTTTATGTTTAAAACTTTAGAACAATATACTACAGCTTTTAAATATCTTTCTAATCATTTTGGAAATAAAACTATAAAGTTAAGTTTTTTAGGTGGAGAACCCATGTTATACAAGCAATGGCCAGAACTTGTAAATTATATTTCTCAATACAATTATATACCTAAAATAACTACTAACTTGTCAATTCCTGTAAAAAGTTATATAAATAAATTAAATAAAAATTTAGGTAAATTTATAGTAGCTAGTTGGCATCCAGAGTATGCTACTAATGAATTTATGAATAATGTGCAGCTACTTAATGATAATAATTTTATAAGAAGTGTTAGTGTATCTGCACCGCAAGAATACTGGAATGAAGCTATAGAGGTACTAAAAACACTTAGAAAAAAATATGGAAAACAGTTTGTACATCTAACTAGAATTAAAGATGAAAATAGTCAAGGTATAAGCATTACAGACAAATTAATAGACTATACTTCTGAACAAGAAAAATATTTTACATTTCATAGAGACTATCCAGTAGAAATTAAAATAACAGATATAAATAATAAAACTACTATATACGATAAAATTGATGCACATAGTATAAATTTTAAAGGAATGAACTGTGCAGTAGGAAAAAATAGTATACACATAACTCCTAATGGAGATGTATATCCTAGTGCATGCTTATTAAATTATAGAAAAGCTAGAATGGGTAATATCTATAGACAAAATATCATAAAACCTGCTAGTTCTATACGTTGTCCTTTTATAGCCTGTTACTGTGGACCTGATCAACGTATAGAAAAATGGGCGTAGGTGTAGCCGGTTACAAAACTAGGCGGAACTACGTTCCCCGCTGCGGCACTTCGTGCCAACGCAACATCATATAGGCAATGCGTGTTCAATAGCTTTTCACCTACGGTGTAACTTTGTTCACTTGCTAGACAACTAAATTAGCATACTTTTCTACGAAAGGCAATACTCAATGACTAAAATTTTGTGTTCTGCAGATTGGCATATCTTACTGCACAAGAAAAAAGTACCATACACTTGGCAAACAGCTAGATTCAAAAGCATGTTCGCTAAACTATTAGAACTTGAACATGACTGTGATGTTCATATTATAGCTGGTGACATATTTGATAAAAAACCAGAACCAGATGAAATCTGTTTGTTTCTAAGCTATATCAATTCAGTCACTATTCCCACCTACATCATTCCTGGCAACCATGAAGCCACAAGAAAAGGAGAATCTTTCTTTGAACATTTTACAGAACGAAACGCTATTAAAAATGAGAACGTACATGTTTTTACGAAGAATGGACGCGCAACTGTGGGTAAAACATCATTCTGCTTTTTCCCGTATGGTGAGATGCAAATCAACAATTTACCAGCATATATTGAAGATGATATTTTGGTTACGCATATCAGGGGTGAAGTGCCTCCACACATTACACCTGAATATGATTTTTCCTTACTCTCCCCTTGGGGCTTATGTTTACTTGGTGATCTACACTTTAATCATCGTTATGGTAACAGCAACTGTTACTATCCTGGTTCTCCGTTGAACACTACATTTGACAGAGACGATACGCGAGAGTATGGAGTAGACATTTATGATGTGGTAGACTCTCACAATTATACTCGCACATTTCACAATTTAGATTTACCCAAACTGCTACGTCGTAAAATTACTGTAGGTGAGGATATGAAAACAGACGCTAGACATCATGTGATATATGAAATTACAGGATCACTAGATGAACTAGCCCTAATAGCTAATTCAGAACTACTAGACAAAAAGATGGTAGAAAAACCCACAGAAGGTTCTACACTAGATCTTAAAAACAAAAACATACATGAAGAGTTAGAAATATATCTAAATCATATTAAGGTAACAGATACAGATAAAGTGTTAGCGGAGTTTAAAAGTATATATGCAAATTGATTTATCACTGAACAGAGTATACTGGGAATATACACAAAATAAAACATATTTGCGACCTGAACGTTATTACCAATGTTCAGATGTATTATCTAGTATGGGTTGTAGAGTAACAGTACCTGAATATAAACGTAGGGGAGAGTCTTTTAAAAAAGATTTAGATTCATTAGTTGCTATGTTTGCTAAAAAATATAGTGACTATGAGTTTGTGTTAGCACTAAGTGGAGGTATAGACTCAGAAGTGACTGCAGAATCTTTTTATACACAAGGTATTCCTTTTAGAGCAGTATCCCAAAGATTGTTTGAAGGAGTAAACGATTATGACATTGGCTATGCAGCTAAATATTGTAAAGAACGTTTTATTGATTATAGTATTGTTAATCTTTCTATGGACAAAATGTTAAATAATACAATTCCTGATGCAGTAAAATATGGGCAGTTTACACACTCATACTCACAAATAGCTTTAACTAATATATTTGGATGTTTAAACTCTAAAGAAATTATTGTGTTTTCTGGGCATAATCCTGATTTTCATAGAAAGATTGGTATTGGTTGGTGGGAAGATTCTCCTAATATAGTTAAATATGCTATTGCTAAAAAACATAAATTTTTTACGTTTACCTCGCTAGAACCTATATTTTGTCACTATGCAGCAGCATTTGATGATACACAACCAGGTGACAAGAATAATGATTTTATTTACGAAGCATACCCCCAACTCACACGTAGAATCAAAATGACAGGTTGGGAAAAAAGTGCTAATATAATACCTATATTAGAAGATCGTATAAGAGATAATAATGGTTATAGGCGTCAAACTTTTATAACTTGGGATAGTCTTACTTTAAAATATCTAAGAGAATTATTTTCACAAAACGCATTTAAGGACATATACTATGAGTAATATAGTTTTAAAACAATTAAAATTTTCAAATATGTTTTCTTATGGAGAAAATAATATAATTGATCTAGATACAAGTCGTATTACACAGCTTACTGCTCCTAATGGCAGTGGTAAGTCTTCTATTGCTATGATTATACAAGAGATACTATTCAATAAAAATGTAAAAGGTATTAAAAAAACAGATATTCTTAATCGTTGGATAAAAGGAAAGTCTTGGAACGCTGCACTAACTTTTACATGTAATTCTATTGATTGTGAAGTTATAGTTACTAGATCAGGAGCACAAACTAAAGTTAAGTTTATAAAAAATGGAGTAGATGAGTCTGAGCATAAAGTATTAGATACTTATAAAAAAATTGCAGAAGTTGTAGGTACAGATTTTGAAGTATTTTCACAATTAACTTATCAATCATCTACTGATTTATTAGACTTTTTAAAAGCTACTGATACGAATCGTAAAAAGTTTTTAATCAATCTATTTAATCTAGAAAAGTATATTTCTATAGGTGATAAAATTAAAATTAAAACGTCTGCTACGGAAAAAGATAGTATTAAACTGCAAGGAGAACTTAAATCTGTAGAAGACTTTATAAATACTACCTCTATACCTATGAAAAAAACTAACAGACGCATACCAGAAGTAGATACTAATATACAACAACAAATTGGTGTATTACAACAAGAAATAAAAGATTATCATGATATATGTATAAGTATAGATAAAAATAATCTACATATACAAGAGTTTGAATCTATTAAGTTTGAAACAGGCGTATCTAAACCAGAGTCTTTTCAATATTATGATGAGTATCAGACTCTTAAACATGATTTAGCTGTTATTAACTCAGAGATTTCTACTCATAAAAAAGAATTAGAAAACTTAGATTTAACTTCTCATTGTGCTAGTTGTGGACAATCTATAGATACTACACATATAGAAGCTATGGCTACAGAACTCAATAAGCAGATTGCGAGTAAATTAGAAACGCATACAGAAGCACTGAAAAAAGCTAAAGTATGGTCACAAGAAATTAAAAATATAGAAACTCTTACAAAAAAATGGGAAAGTAATGAAGCAAGTATTAGAAGATGGGAAACTCTACACAGTATTATAGATACAAAGATACCTACAGTATATCCAGATACAGATGCTAGTAAAGAACTTATTAAAGAATTAAGTGAAAAATATGATGAACAAGTAAAAGAATGGAACTATACACAGTCTCATAATGAATCTATAGCAGCACATAATGCTAAAGTAGATGCTCTTATAGAGCAAAAAAAGGATTTTACAAATAGACAGACAGTTTTAAAAGATGATATAT